TGAACAATCGTTATGACGATATAAAAATAGCTTTCATTAGACCATCCCCTCCCGGCGGTGTCCGAGTTCAATTATCGTGTTCATTCTTCTTCGCTTTCCAGATCATCAACTAAAGGATCAGGCATCCAACCGTCAAGCGGCGCACATTGCAAAACGGCTCTTATGAGCGTGGCCTCCCCCAGTGTCTCCGCTTGAGTTGTAGCGACTATGTTAACACCATATTGAGTGGCCAATTTATTAAGCCCATCAAGAAATAGCTGGCGACGTTGTTCCCAAGTCATTAGTATTCTACTCCTACTCTCATGTTCATATACTCGATTGCATTGTTAGCGCTGCTAGAGATAAAAGCGATAATCCCATCTTGGGCGGAGCCAGTCACGACAGTAGAAAGCCCCGTCTTCATCCAGGAAAAATGTTTACTGGCGGCCAGTTTATCATCTGTGGCATGGTCAGTTACCAAAGACGCGATTAGTTGATCCGCGTGCAACGGAGTAAACGCCGCCGCACTATAGACCCATGTCCCATCAGGATCGTGATGGTATAATCGCACATCGAAATCATTATCAGCCGCCCCAGCTAATCCTCTGATGTGGACACTATCCACCGTGAAATCATTTTCCATGCACCGCTCATAGTTAGTCAGGCCATAGTTGAAGTCAAGGCTGTAGGTGGCCGGGGCACCGGCGGTGATATTCAATTCAAATGTTACGACGCCCAACCATTTTTTGGTGGTCTCATAATAAGTGTCCTGTACAGCACCGGTGATGTCAGCAATGAGGGTTTCATTATCGCCCGGTGTGCGACTACCTGCGTCGGTAATAGATGTTCCTGTCACCCGAATTTCTACTGTGCCACTAGCTGCTGCCCCCGCGCCACTCGGCACGATAAACGCCCGGCCAGCATGAGATACATTGGCGTCCCCAAATGCCTGGGTCGTGCTTCCCTCATCCAGGTTTGCGTCCGCCGCCGAAAATTCGTAGAAACCAAACAGGTAAATATCTGGGTTAGCACCTAGTCCCTGCGTGCTGGCTACCTCAGTTAGGAAAATCGGGTTACCGTGTACAATGTGATTATTGCCATCGCCGTCTTGCCAACGGAGTTTATTGTCTGATTGTCCCCACATCTTGCAATAATCAGCGGTGGCTGTTGGTGCTCCGGCTTCTTCTTTAAAGCCCAGGTAGCCATCCTTATCCACAACCATGTGGATACCGCCCCCACTATCACGCCACTCCGCAATAAAAGCCGTTTGCGAGCTATGGCCGTCTACTCGCAATTGAACCTCATCAGCACTACCATCAACATGAAACCGTGCTTGAGGAGAAACATTGCCCAACGATATGCGTGAATTGGAACGCTTGATAAAAAGAACATCTGTATCCAACCCACTACCAGCATCATTAAATGAGGCCAATTTCAAATCGGTGCCTACATTAGACCCGCCTTCGGCGCCATCAGTAGCTAATTCCCACCGGTTTTTGTCATCAGTCAACCAGTAAAGATAATGGTTGTTTGCAGCCGGGGTCTTTAATATCAGCACAGGTTCAACATCGGTGGAATTGCCAAAGTCAATTTGACCTTCGTCTTCTACTCGAAAAACAGAATTACCAGTACTTCGTTGAACATCAAAAATCTCAAGCGTGCTATCTGAAAAGGCCTTGAGTGTCAGAGCCGCTACATTGGCGCTAGGCACAATGGTATTTTGGGCGGCGGTGGCGGGGGTATTCCGTACCAGCATTGAAGACACACCAGAGTCATCTTCAATATAGAGGCCATCAGCTTTCATAAATGTACGGGAAAATCCCGCAACTGAGAGACCTGGTGCTGCCGCTTGTTCAGCAAAGCGCAAACTACTGATGTTAGCTAAAGATGCGTTAGGCATGGGTTCACCTTATATACTATCGAAGATGATGCTTTCGTCGTCATCCCAAATGGGTTCATCGTCATCGTCATAGATGGTTCTCAGTTCCGCCGGGGTAGGGTTGTCAGTTGATGTAATTAATTGATGCTTGTTAATTTCCCTCTGGTTTTGGGCCAGAAAATCCTCGGTGATGGGCACATACGGCCCGGCTTCTACCCGGCACTTGACATACCCGCCACCTAGAAATTGCATAGCTACCCGTTGGATAATGAAATCATCGGCGGACAATCCCAGCGCCGTATCGGTAGCGGCAATCTTCGTACCGGGAAATAACCCCGGTTCATAGGTCGTAAAGCTGATTTCTTTCAATTCGCTCCGGTTACCAAACTCGGCCATCGCCCGTGCGTGAGCATCGTTTTCACTGGTAATGGTATCATCGTAGAGGGTATCGACCAACACTACCCCTGTTGTGTCCTGGTCTACTTCGTCATCAATTGTAGCTTTGATGCGTCGCTTAAATCGCCCTACAACCCGGAAAGAACGCTTGAGTAAAGAGGGTGCGGTCTGCCATTCCAACCAATGATCTTCAGCATCATACAAAACTGTCGCTGGTGAGAATGATCCTGTGTCTCTATCGGCTACGGTTTGTGCCGTCCAAATGGGAGTAGCGTCAATGTAAATGTTTTTATAGATTACCGGAAAGGTGCTGCCAGAAGCCGGGTAATAGGTTTCTTGTAGATCGAAGTGGGTGTTTTGACCGTCGGCGGGGTATTCAAAATCAACATCCTCGTAGGTGGTACCCCCAATGACAATCAGGGAATTGATGCTATCGGCCCCCGACACGTCAAATGATAGGTCTTCCATGTATTCATCCATGTTGCCGATGTCAATATCGAAGTCGGCAAGATCGGCGTCGGCGTTCCAGTTTAATTTTTGCGTCACGATATATGATGTGCTACCGTCGGCGACACCATGCCACTCTGCCCCCGCCGAATTACCATCAAAATAGGGCCCTGGTGCTTGGGGAACAATATATAATTCCATGCTAACATCGTCAATATTGCCGTCGAAATCAGTAGTCGGTATAAATTCTAAATCCACACCATCGGATGTGATTGTTTCGCTATAAGTATTATCAGTACTCCTGGCCGTACCCAGATTACCTATTTTTGGGGTAATTGTCCCGGCGGTTCGGTTGGTAATAGTAAAAGTGATCCGATAATCTTCGCCAACATCCTCGGCTTCAATTATGTCATCTTGGGAAATCGGCTCAATTGATCCTGCCGTATGCGTAGCTACCCCATCGGCAATAGCCCAGTTGGCCCCCTTTGTCCAATCGCTATCGGCAGCAAACCCGCCGTTCGTCACAATATCAGGGCCATAAGTCTCAGTGGTTGGTGGTATCCCCTCAACCTCTTTAATCGACACGTCGTCAATATCACCGTCAAATAAATCTGATGGAATAAATACCAAGTCTTCCTCGCCCGCTTTGATAACTTCCGTGAACGTATCATTGGTATTTTGTTCGGTGCCGTTCTCGCCGATTATCGGTCTAATGGTTCCGGCAGTGCGATTAGATATGGTATAAGTCAACGAATAATTTTTACCAATAGTCAAAAACCCATCTTGCGATAAGGAGAACGTATTCCCTGGTGTATGCGAAGCTACTCCGGCAGCAATGGCCCAACCCGCGCCAACATTCCAGGATGCAGGATTGCTCATATCACCATCGGTTACTAAATCGGCGCCTAATTCGGTTTCACCACTGTATACGATCTCTACCATGCATTTATCAAATGACAAGGTATAAGCACCAGAGGCACGGACGGCGTGGATTGTAAATTCAATATGCCCACTATCTGGAAATTGACTTTCATCACTTAAGTCCCAAGATTTGCCCCACGTTGTCCAGCTTGTTCCAAAGCCCGTTACCAAATTCGATTCACCGCCAAAATATGTCCCACTTTCGTCATAAGTTCTGATATGAACAGAAACGGCGACATTAGCACCAGCATCTATCTTCATCCGAAAGCTAAGTGTTACCCATGCGCCCTGAGAGCCGCGATGGAAGGGGATAGTATGTGTGCCATCTGGGGCCGTGCGCCCTACTCCTATATATGTATGGTCAGATACTACAATGCGTTGTGACGTAACTTGGTATCCGCCCCCCGATTCTCCAAAGCCTGCCCCCCATGAACCGCTACCAGGGGCCCATGCCCCTATTGCCCCATTAGGATCGTCATTATAATAACTAGCGTCGTTGGTCAGGTTAGGATTTAAGATGAAATTCGTTCGTAAATCATCGACCGGCGGTAATCGCCAATTTGCCCCGACCCGTTGCGCCAATTCATACATCGCTTCTAGGATATTAGGGTTGCGAAACTCTTGGGTGATGTCTTCTGTGCTCAGCCCGGTGACGTTAGTAGAAAAATCAAATAGACCGGAGAGGTCGGGCACACCGTCGGTAAGCAAACTACCCAGTATTCCATCATCAGTGTCAATGTACACAGCATCTATATGGCTCTTTTGTAACCGCACTTTCAAGGATGAACAATTAATTGACATATCTAATTTAACGCCACGTTTCTTTTTGCTGTAATCGGTTATGTAGCCCCAGAAGTAGGTAATATCCGCTTTCAGATCGATCACATAGATAATATCCCACCGATCTATGGAAAAATCTTCGGCGTCCTCAACAACCATATCGCAGGTGTCTATGCGCTGTTCGCTTTCCAGGTTGATCCGAAGGCTTTCTTTAGGCACATGAGAAGTAACGTCCGCCCCGTTGACGACGATTTGCAGATGGGTTAACTGTGTTGGTGTCGGCATTAGACATTACTCCGGGCAGAACCGCCACGTGTGCGCACTGTATTCTTGGCAATTAATCTCGACACTTCCCGCACGTGTTCCGCCGGGGTTCCTGGAGGCAAATGGAAATGGTTTTCTTGATGTTGGACAATTACCGCTCCGCCGCCCCGTCCTGTCGTCGGTGCGGTAATTCCTTGTGCCAATCCGGTGGTAATATCTTGACCTATCCCGGCCATGACTTTCGAGGCGGAGGCGATACCAAGCGATTGCATCACACCTTGAATTAAGCTGTCACCGATAGTTACTCCTTGCTGCAAGGCTTGAGCACGAATAGCTTGCATGGCCTGAATAGACGCGGCGGCCTCTTGTCCCAGACGTTGCAGATGCGTACTCACTTGTCCGGTTTTGAGTACGTTAAGTAAGTCGCCGATCCCACGCTTACCCTGTTGCCTCACTGCGGCAATAGGACTGCCGATAGACCGAGTAAGTCCTCCGGCTGTAGATGTGAGGGCGCGGATAATTGAGCTTGTCATACCACCGCCGCCACGTCCCCTACCGCCAGCTTGCTGCATAACAGTATTGATTTGTTTGTTGGCCTGATTCACCCCAGCGATAGCCGCGTCTGCATAACCCTGTGCGAAACTGGCTCCAGCATTGTGACCGATCTCAGCCATGACTTTTGAGGACGACGATATACCGAGGACATCCTTCACGGCATTAACAGCTTTAGATGCCATGTCTATCGCCGCTTTTACCATTTTAACGATGAAATCTTTGACAGTTTCGATAATAGCATTTAATGACGCCTTGACCAATTCGAATATCGCCTTTGGCACACTTGCCGCAAGATCGAAAACATTGCCAACTACCGCTTTGATTAATTCCCATAACCCCTCGAAAAAGTTGGTGAAATTATTCATTAAATCAGGCAATAATTTTCCAATTCGCTCCCCTACGATTTCTACCCCTCGTTTGAAATCCTCCCAAATGCCCTGTACCTTTTCCCAACCTTTTGCCATACGATCATGAATAAATTCAAACATGTCACCCAAATTTATCCAATTCTGTATGAATTTCTCAATGATAGAATTGAAAAATGCCGTCGCCTTATCCCAGTTATTGGCTAACCACCAGATGGCAACCCCTAACGCAACCCCGGCGGCGACAACGGCGGCCCAGGGGAGAATAACAGCCCATGACGCGGCGGCAACTGCCGAAAGACCTCCAGTTAGAATACCAAACCCCGCGGATAATCCTGGAATAAGTCCCATAGTAAAACTGAAGATTGTAGTAAGCGCTCCCCATGACATCATGATCTTGCCCACAATCCAAAGCACCGGCCCGGCGGCGGCCAACAATGCCAGAAAAGCAACTGCGATTTGCTGAATAGGCCCCGGCAAATTTGTAAATGCGTTGACGGCTTTAGTTAAAAAAACTACCAACGGTTGGAGAATGTTCTCCACGAATGGGCCTATAACCACAATAGCTAGTGTCTGTAAACTACCCTTGAGTTGGTTTACGGCTCCGCTAAAACTCTCCATTTGTTTGGCGGCGACTTCGTTAGCCGTAGCAGCTTCAACCATCTTTTCGTTCATTTCGGAAATACCACCAGCAGCAATAAGGGCGGCTAATCCCTTTTTGCCAAACTGTCCAGCAAGGTCTTGGATAATCAATAACTTTTCGGCTTGGGACATTCCTTCCATGCCCCTAACAATATTTTTAATAATATCGTCTAAGGGCAAAATGTTGCCTTGCGCATCCTTCCACGAAGTACCCAACATATTCCATGCTTCTATGGCCTTCGGCGTTTGGCGTGTTATATTCGAAATTATTGAACTAAGTTGAGTTCCTGCGTCACTACCTTTGATACCTGCCTCAGCCATAACAGCCAACGCCGCCGCCGTATCACGGGCATTGACCCCAAACACATTCGCATTAACACCCGCGTTCACAAAAGCATCAGCCATGTCCTGAATTGTAGCTGATGATGAACCAGATGCTTGGGTAAGAATATTTACAACTTCGGTAGAATCTTCAACCCCTAACTGAAATTGATTCATAATATCCGTAACAATATCGGCAGCGTTACCAAGTCTCAGTGTGCCCGCAGCCGCAAGGTCTAATACATCAGTAACAACTAAAAGCGATTCCTCAACGGTTGAGCCGGACGTAACTAATTCTAGCATTGCCTCCGCCGCTTGCGTGGCAGAAAACGCGGTATCGCGCCCCATTTCAATGGCCGCTTTTCGTACTGTTTCCATCTCTTTTGCGGTAGCGCCAGTACGCGCCTCGAAGTTAGTCAAGGTTTTGTCGAAGTCGGCATAGGTCTTTACGGCCACCGCGCCGATAGCAAGAATAGGCAACGTAAGACTACGGGTCATGGATTTACCCACGCGCTGCATAGTTTTACCCATGCTATCGGCGCTTACACCGATTTTTTTCATAGCGCCAGATGCCTGGTCTATAGCTTTGATAATGATCTTCAGTGTTTCGGTTGCCATTACTTCCTCGTTAGATTTGCTTTACGCTCAGCCTCTTTCTGCCCTATCCCCTCCCCCCAGAAATCCAAGAATAGCCGCTCGATAAACCAGGCGGGCTGTGATCGGAAGTCCTGGATTTTCCATCGCATTTTACGACATAGATGGGTGACAGACATTCCCTCTGGGAGAGAAGAGTTTGTTTTATAGGCGACTTCAATCTGCGTCCGGAAATTCTTCGTCGGTTTCAGGATTGAGCCTGTCCAACACCTCCAGTATAAAGTCGGCGTCTTTCACACGCAGCTTCCCCAGATTGTCATTTGTTATAGGCAATGTCTTGCCATTTTTGCCTCGGAATGTCCATGAGACAATCCCCATTGCCAGAGTTGAAACACGCAACAAACTGAAATTGGTATCCCGAACTTTGAAGTTTTGTCGCCTTTTTCCCCGGCGGTTACTGGGCAATTCAGCCTCTTGCCGCAAGCCCAATTTCACCAACTCTTGCGCTTCGTTAAACGTTATCTCACGAACCGTAACCGTCATCCATTCAGGCCACCAATCGGCCTGAATAGTTTCAGTATCCAGATCAAACGGATTGTACTCTGCTGGCCTACTGCTTTCGGTAGCTTGCTCATCTTTGGCACTCACAATCATTCTCCTCTAGGCGCTTGGATAGTCATCGACATCGTTATACAGCTTCACACTGAAATCCTTTGATCCAGTAGCGTCATAGACGCTTTGGGCGCTGACAGTTTCCGTTACTGAACCATCTTCGTCGCCCGGCTCTGTCCAATCAAAATACCGGTAAGCACCGTCCAGGTAGATATAGGGAATATTAGCCTGCCCACTATCTATTTCTGTCTGGCCCAATATGGCAATGCGCAAGAAGGTCGTTGTACGAGCATTGTACTTATCCTTTTCCAGTTCGGAAGTAGCTTCCCGGTTATAGATCAATTCCAACTCAACGGCTTTCTTATCTTCATTCAGGCCGTAGAAATAGAGCGAACCATCGGCCCCAAAGCGAGGGGTAAATTGGGTTTCTAATGTCCAGGTGAAGCCCCGGAGCATACCTTTTTTCTCAGTAGTCCCCCAATTAGCCACACTCGAATCGACATAAAACTCTACCTGGTTAGAAACGGCATATTCTACCGCCACCACCGACAATGCCCCTGTTATAGAAGTTTCTGTCAACTGCCGTCCGGTAATATCCCACGTAACCATCACCGGCTCGTTGGCCGCTCCGGTAATAGTCAGTGTCCGGGTAAACACAAACTCGGTTTCCAAGTTTTGGATACTGTCACCAAATTCCAGCGTGAATGTGTCAATCCCGTCGGTGATGTCCGGCGTGTTGGCAGTGGTTAGCCCCGGTTCAAATGTCCGCAAAAAAGCGAGGGGTTGGTTGCTTGCATCCGGCTGTGTCCGAGTGATATTCCCCCGAATGGAGTTGGAAAATAGCCATAGGGCATGGCGAAAATTCAACGCCATTTCAATACTACCTTCAACCAACGTGCCTACGACAAAATCGTCGGCCAGATTACGCGACAGGCTATTCCTATCCTGCTCTAATTGGTGAATGACTTTATCGCCATAGGTGATATTGGCAGTAGCTCCCGTTAGAATTTCCTCGGCTGCCTCGGCGCTGCCGGGCGAATCCTCAACGTTACTGATTTGAATGTGTTCAAATGCTTTTAGTCCATAGGCCATTAGATATTACCTCCCAATGGTATGTTATCGTCTATCGGTTCTGGCTCAGGTTGTGGCATCTCTTCTTCAACCGGGGGTACCGTTTCCGGTGTGTGTTCTTTTAGGGTATGCCGGTGCAATCCATTCCAGGTAGTATATGGCTTACCACATACGCTACACTGATGGTCGTGACTGCGGCTATATAGTGGCTCCCCGGCGGTATTTTTTCGGCTACACAACAACTCAATAAATTCTTCCATCGATTTCTTTTGCTCAATCGCTAATGAAATCAATTCATGCAGACTCAAATCACGCGCCGGAATGCACATGATGTAGGGATTACCATTCTTGCCATGATAGGCCAGGCCAGTTGGTTGTCCTGGATGGTTAGGGGTTGTGTTCTTGGTCATCTCATTCTCCGTACAACTTCAATCGGACAGGTGTCTCCCGTTCATGGCACCGTTGCCGTTTCACTCGTTTATCAGCCCAACGTTGTCGCCCACGCAACGGTTGCCGGTGTAACATATGAACACTATGCAGTATTGGCGTTACCCGATTATCACTGACCCATACCCCGTCACTATAGAGCGCGTCGTGAATTTCCCGGTACTCCATTTCCCCCTTGTGTTGGAATAACCGTTGGGGCCAGAACCTATGCCCGCCACCTAGCATAGTAAGCGACACCCTGAAGGCCGGAACGTCGGGTAACTGGTCTGGCCGGGGTAGGGGCGTCAGGAGCATTTCATCGGCGTCAATGATGAAATACCAGTCACCGTCATTGCCTATTAGATATTGATTACGCATGGTTTGTTCGTCTGGCCAGGGATGAGGGTTATGTTTAATATGGCAAGCGAAAGATTGTGCAATCTCTATCGTTCGATCTGAGCTTGTACCTAATTCACCCGGCATTTCGGCAATGCGTCCCTCTACCAAAACAATTTCATCCACATGGGACGCTATGCTCTCCAGGCAACCGGGCAATAGTTCCTCTTCGTTATAGGCAATGATACAGGCTATCATGCGGCGCTTGGTACCCATTTATTCGCTACGTTCCGCTATGGGGCGCTCAGGCTGGTTTAGGCACCATTTTAGACATTCTGTATATGTGTTTCCTGTAAATAATACGCCATGGGTCTTGCCCTCTTTGATTTCACAATTGCATACATGATATGCGGGCAAAGAATCAACTCTCTTGATAATCGCCATTAGTCGAGTGTGATGCAAATAGTGCCAAAAAAATATTTCAGTCTCTTCCCACAGTACCGCTTTACGCGCCAATTCCATCAAACCGATTGATTGTGATTCTCTTGGTTTCTGCCATGTAGGTTGCAGTTCCCACGCACTTGCATCTGATGTGTTTTTCATTTCGCTACCCTCTACTAAACTCAATCAATATCCGTTGGCCGATTTTCGTCGCCAGTCGCTTACCCTGGCCTTTGACTTCTTTCCATTCCTCTTCGAACATGTGTATGCCCGTCGTACCCTCTCTGGCAATCTTCCACAGCACGGCGTAGACGGGGATGTTGTGCCTATCCGCCCAGCCTTGCAAAGCTGCCCTCGGTGCCCAGTGGGGGCGGGTGTCTTTCTCTACAAATATGGCATAACGATCAGCCGTCTTCCCCGGATGGATAACAAACTCAGCCCTGACATGCGACGAACGATCTTTGGAACGCATTCCTTTTAACAGTGTTCCCCTATCGACACGGGGGGCTTTTTCAATCCGTTCCTGAATGCCCTTTTTCGTGGCATCAGCAACAGGTTCTATTTCCTTTTTAGCCCACTTGACGATACGACCATCGGCGGCGCGGTCAAGTCTACGGTGCAATTCCTTGCCGCCGATGACGGTAATCGAAAACGCCTGTCCCGCCATTATGACCCGGCCACGTAATGCGCGGTAATTTCGAATTCCTCAAACCGGTATTCAACGCTAGAGACGAAGACAAACCCGGTAGTACTGGGGCTATCTGGCACTTGCAGGTAATCCGCCCCAGCGATACTGCCTACATTGTCGCGTATCGTCTGGCGGAACACGCGGCCAAGTTCATCTAATTGATCCTCGGCTTCGTCGGCATTCCAACTGGCGGTATCATCCACAATAATATAACTAACCACTATAAAATGGTATGCGGTGGGGTTTGTATGTTGGCTCGCCATGCTCCATTGTGTGCCACCACTTCGAATGGTCAATACACTGGCACGTTTGTTAAACGAGTTAGGCTGATAACCATAAACCTTATCCCATTTATTAGTACCCTCGAATAATGTCACCAGTGCACCACGGGCAGTTTGGCGAGTAACAAATGTCGTCACGGTTTGTTCTCTTCCAATGAAATGCGCAGAAATCCGGTCAGATTGGTGATGGGCCAGTTAGCGACAAAACTAACTTCGTATTCTGCGCTGCCATCCACCATAATATCACCCTCTCTGATGTCTGGTATCTGGGTCACCGTCACGCTATCGTCGGTATGTTCGTGGTTTTCGGTATAGGTTTCCCATTGTTCGATGGCCTGGCCCGGCAATCCTGAGCGTGTAGTCACCCGATCCCCACGACCACCTATATCAATCGGCATAATGGGAAAAACACTTACATTTTCCAAATGGGTTACCGGAGCGGCGCGTTTGCCCGCTACCACTGCTCCGGCGCGCTTGGTCGATACCGTGCTAGTCGCCAAGTCTGAAAAAGCCATTAGTTCCCCAATTCATCCACGTTTTCGTCGTCATGTTCGGCAAAATCGAGGGTGATTACACCCGCTTCGATAGTTGATGTACTAAATCCATATTGAGATTGCAAGTCTTTCTTTTTGCGCTCCAATGTCTTCTCTAGCCGCGTTGCCAGTTGGCTCAATTTCTCATTGCGCGGCCCCACCTCTATATCCACATTGGCAAGGTTGTCAATAATGGTTTGTAATAATCTGTATTCAGTCACGTCAAGAAACTCATCGTAATCGGCTTCTGTAACGGTAGCTACATCGACATCAGCCACAGTTGTCCTATCAGTAACTGTTCCCCCTACCGAAATAATGCCTACACTCATGGGATCATCCAGGTCGGCGTTTGTGCCGACAATGGTAACCGCTAATCCGGCGGCGGTCATGATGGCACTGGCACGGCGTACCATAATTTTCTCGACGTTTATGCGGGTTAGCGCCATTATGCTTCCCCCCAAAACTCAGCCTCATTAGACAATACTTGCAACACTTCCTCAGGTGTTAACTTTTGCACTTCGAGTTTCGGCGGCGGAAAATCAATGCCTAAATATTCGCCTAGCGCCTCTGCTATCCCCGATCTAATCGCCGCGTCGTTAGGCCATCCCTCGTTGCTAAAATCGCCCGCCACAAGCCAATCAGTAGCCACTTCGTCTATACCAATTTCATTCCCGCCTTCATCATAAAGATGGGTAGTCGGTACATTGGGGCGACCATGGGTAACCTGTGCCGGCTGCAATGCTGTTTGCAGGCCAATAGTCAGACAATATCCCATCTGCATATCATGGTGTTGCGCTTTGGAAAGCCCAGGCGGGAAATCTGTGTTCAGGTGAATTAGGATATAATCTGTCATCAGATTACCCCTCCGGCGCGGGCTATGTTTAACCATTCGCTATCAGATAATCCACTACTGAGTTGTATATTGAAAGCACGTTTACCCAGATGGACATTATTTGGCGTATCGTTTTTGGCTCCGTGTACCATTGTAGCGAAATTGCCAACGAACGTTCCGGCAACGGTCTCGGTTCCAATTACTGCACCGTTGTAAATGGCTTTCATCGCGCCACCAGTAACCTGAATGCCAATATGGAGTATTGCTGTCGGGGAGCCTGTAGCCAACAGAACTTGCTCAGGCGTGCCCCCTGCCCTAACTTCCCAGACCAATTGCCCGGCGGTTGACGTTCCGCCCATTCGTATCCAGTTGCTCGCGTCTACTGTATAGCTCAAGGAATATCGCTCCGCCGCATCCCACGTGCCTTTTTGGATAAACATCGACAGCGCGAAGTCTGTCGGGTCAAGCATGGAATTGAATTCAGCGGACTTTACATCCGTATACGACGTTGATCCATCGTCGGTTATCATTACCGGAATGCGGCTATTGCCGTTTGCACCTAGCACAACGCCGGTATGGGTGCCCGATAACGGGTTATTGGCCGGGTCTGCAAACGAGGCAGACGCGGCGATGTTGGTTTGTTGGCAAGCCATGACATTCAAGTCTATTTCGCCCACAAAATTAGCGTCAGCGAGAATACCGAATGAATTGCCAATGCCACCAGCGATGTTTTCTACGTAAGTGCCGTTGGCGCTTCTGTTCGTACCTAGACTAACAGCGCCCAATCTCAACCTAACATTTCCGGCGCTATAATTTTGGATTTTAAGTGTCGTTTGCCATGTAATCCCTTGCGACCAGTTAGCTACATAAGTCTGGGCCAAAAAAGATTCGGCTTCTTGACTGCCATCACAAACAGCAATTTCACCGCCTCCATCTGACCAACCGGCTTGCACAGTCCCATACTGTGCAAATGTTTGTCCTACAACATTCCGCCCCAACGCCAGCGCGGTATTCGTCGCCGGGGCAACTAAGCCGGTTAGTTCCTGGCTATCATGTCGTACTGCCCCATATTTGTTCATGAGGTTATTCAGGACAGAAAGAAGAGAGCGCCTACCCAATACGACAATCTTGCGATGGAATGATCGTGTCATCTTAGTCAATCCATATATGGTAGATCATAGTCAAATCATCAACTGCAACAGCATTATAGGTGGATTGGTCTACCAGATAGGCATAGAACGTGCTGGGTGTTCCACCACGCAAATCAAGGCCAATATTCAACTCATCCACAGTGGCAATTTCTACCGTCCCTTCGTCACCGGTTGTAAACGTTTCGTAGGTTCCGGTGTTAATATCAATGCCCTTATTGCCCGGTGGCATCTTTAGCAAATCTGCTATCACCGCCGTAGCCCAAGCTGCATCATTGGCAATAGTGGAGGGCAGTCGCTTGAATATATACAACTTGAACGGATTGGTTTGTACGCCAGCATCGATTAGAGAAATTGCACGCAAAACACAACCATGCCAGGCTGTACCCAACGCTTTCGTCACAGTCTGCAATCCACCAACCACATCATATTGGGTATAGGCGCTTAGGGTCACTGTCAAAGGAACTGATATATCATGCCCTTGATTATAGATGTCATATCGTTTTGGCATTTTGTTTCACCTCTTGATTATAGGCAAAAGGGAAGGTTACCCTTCCCTATTACGGTCTACGCTCGTTTCTTTGGCCGCCCTCTTTTGGGCTTCTCTTCAACCTCGGCCTCAACTGTTTCAGTTTCGACTTCAGTCTCAACCTCGGCCAATCTCAGATCATTATCGATTGTCAATACTACCGGCGTAGATTGTTCGTCTGCTAGGTTCACCAGATAATCAATCTTTGTCTCTAGCGCCGTCATTCGCCCAACCAACGATTCTAAAGCCCTTTGGATTTTGACCATAGTTATACGAGTTGCTGCCATGTTGATTTCCTCTCCGGACTTTCCGCGTCCGTTGCGTTAGTTTTCAGATTCGTCATTCGTCGTTGCTTCCGATTTGATAGGTTCATCAAATTCGGGGTTCATCGGAATTTCATCGAGTTGGGCTTGAGCAGCCTTCTCTCGATCAGATCGTTCCATCCACTCGAACAGTTCGTCAAGTGCGGCTCCAACGAACTCATCGTTTGCTATCACTTCTTCGACAACTTCCCGTTCAATTTCCCAGTCGTATGGTTGCTTTCTTTGCTTTGGCATTTTGTCTCCTTTAGGTAATTACGAAGCCGTCGGCAGACATGCAGCCGATTGCCCGATTAGCGGCGTTATGCGTGAGTAGAATAGGGTCTGTGGCAAACAGATCACAGCGTCGATAGATGATATGACCTACCGTTGCAAGCTCATTGATACCTATCGCACAAGTTTCACTACCCCAACCCATGTAACAATCCTTGAATTCCGAGTGATAACCGTTGATGGTGGTGGCTGCGATTTGAAGTGCAGCATCCGCACCGGTAATATGGCAATCATTGATCTTACACCTATGAAAATGCGTTCCCGTTACTGAGAAACCAATATCAAAGTCATTGCCAATCGAACTTTGATTTAGCCAGTTGCAGTCTAGCATTTTTAGACCACCAGCTCTATCTACTTCAAAGCCGACTGCGGGGGCACCACCAGGAGAACCATTCGATGCAAAAACAACGTTCTCAAGGACACTGCGGAAAATATCAGCCAACTGGAAGGGATAGTTACTCACACCCGCTTGGAATTGGATATTGGCCAGATAAAGGCCACGTGCTGAAGAGGTTCCCGTCAAGCCGCCACCAGAACCGGTATCCGCTCCAATACGCACGATACCCGCGCCATTGCCACCTGGATCAGCGCCAATACCAATTACATCACAGTAACTGGGCAGGGCGGTAATAGCCGCGTATGGCGTTGCCGTTCCCTGTATATAGATTGTCCCACGCACATTTTGGTCATTGGTGGTCAGTGTTGCACGGTAAGCCTCCCACGCTGTAACAGCCGTAGAAAATTCATCCATGGCATTATTCCACGAATTACCGGCATTACCTGAATTGCCCTGTACATTATTTACAAAGTAGGTCTCACCTTTGTAACCAGCGCCAGGGTAACCGCTGGCATATACCGGCCTACCTTGCAGTACTAACGAATTGACTACATCCAATTCATGAGCCTGTATCCTACGTTCTCTAAACCAACCCATCATTCACCTCCGTTTAGGTATATGCCGTGGGGACGGTGTATGACGAACTGGCAACTAAATACATGGCAAAACCATTGAGACGGTTTCCCGCGCCAATACCAAAACGCGCCCGTTCGTACATTGTTTCCATTGGGAATTGTTCATCAGTGCTGATTAGCATGAAATCGCCAGTACCAAGCCCTGTGGTTAGTGGATCATGGCGCATCATTAGTGGCGGAGCTTCGTCCAAGTGAATGCCCAATAGATAATTGGCAGGGATAAAGTCCCACTGAATTACCCAGGTTCCACTAGCACGCCCCAACACTTTGCCCGGTGCTGTCGGTAGTCCGAACGGAACGTCTACGTTGTCACCGGTTACGAGCCAATTATCTGGCACTTCGGTGAAATCAGTTAAGGCTTCTAACTGACTGCGTTGGGCACGATTATGGAAAACGGCAATGTTATCGCCGCCGGTTGACGGCCCCTGATAATGATGGTCTAAGTCATCCCGGATTGTTTCAAGCGGGTTATTGGTATCATCAATATTGGCGGCGATATAACCGCTGCCAACATAATGATCCTCAATCGCATCATCGGTTGGCTCACCTATGACAGGCGGGTATTTGTCAGTGTCACCATTGGCAAGCGGCTTGATTGACAAACTGCCGTTATCGACATCAACCCATGTTTCAGTTACGTTATCCAGCAAACGATGCAAGATTTCCCAACGGAGGGTATTCTGATAGGCATTATGCCCTGTTTCGATATGGTTGCTTAATTCCTCTGCCGTCATGTAGGCGACATTGACATCTGTCCAGGTTTGCCCTTCCATGAAATCCTTCAATGGATAAGACACGTCCCATGAACCTGTGGCCTTGCGAGTGCCGGGGAGTGCCTGCGCTTTTGCATTGCGCTCTTGCATATAACCAGCGCCCGGCCTTTTGTATCGTGTGGTGAATTTCTCAGTCTTCCCTTGTATAAACAGGGCTGTAGTTAGCGCAAGCTCGGCATTGCGGTCAGCGATCCAACGCTGTGCCGTTTGCCAGGCCACCTCTTGCCCCACGGTACGAAGGAAACCATACTCATTGTCATTTTCGGCTATTGCGCCAAAGATCGTACCCATGATAGCCCCCTATGCCCAAATCCTGTTCCAATTGGCGTCCACGTATAGAACCAGCGTCCTATCCTTGTCCGTCATTGCAACAACTCGCCCACAATTGACTGTCATCGTACCTACCGCCGTGCTTAACCGCCCGACAGTATTCGATAGATAAACAGGGTCGTCATTGCTCATGCCGCTAACAGTGAACCCTGCCACATAACCCGTCTTCAACAAATCGACTACTTGCCCGGCGGCAGCCGCCTGCAAAGCAATCCCTCTGAATTGCTCCTTGCCACTATCATCGGCATCGGCAATTCCTACATCATCAGTGGCCGCCACAAAATAAAGTGCCTGCCCCTGCGTCACCGCCTCCACTGTGTAAAAGGGATAGATCACTGCATATTCAGGATGTATCACCTCCACCTGTGCGGCGGTTAAGGCTATCTCATTAGCCATTGTTTTTTACTCCTATAGACTGGCTTTCCTTCCCCGCCAACCTTTCGACTTGTCTTCTGTCGCATCAGGTACGCGTTGCGTCTTCGTCTGGCGTGCTGTGTGCGGTGTCCCCTTTTTATCTTGCTTTTCTGCCAAGATAAGAAATGGGTTTGCCTCTATAGTCGCCTTGATAGCCGCTTCAACGCCTTCTACGGTACCGTCCTTGACAGTTAGACTAGTCGTGTCCATCAACGTCAAGAGCGCGTCAAGCCGGTCTGGGGGGATTTCATGGGTCGGTGCTTGTACCATCACTGCGTTACGAATAAGCAACTGGTCATGTGCGGTCTTATCTTCAGCAGCACTGGTCTGCAACACGGCGATTTGTTCCTGCGCTTTTTCGAGATCGGTTTTCTTGGCTTCCTGTGCGGCTTTGTGTGCATCGAATACTTCCTTCAAAGTATCCATACTATCGACACCAAGCGCCTCCAAGATTTCTGTCTCTCTTGCGCTCTTCGCTTGCCGTGCCCGCGTTGCTAAGTGATGGTCATACGCCGATTGTGTGAATTGCAACTTCTCTTCGCTTTGTGTGTCACTCGGTTGCGTGTCACCCCCCTGTTGACCGGCGGGGTCACCGTCTGTTGCGGTGGTCTGTTGCTCTGTCTTGTCTTCTGGTTTGCCTTCTGTTTGGTCGTCTGGTTTGCCATCTGAAAACCACGTGAGCATCCAGATGATTAACGCGCCAATTATTGCAAACATGTTTCTCATTGTTTCCCGGCCTTTCCGTGTACCGTTACGTTAGGTTAAGTGACATAAAGTCCTGGTAATAATCATTCTTCAATCTGCTCTATGATCCAATCTAGCAATCTCGAGTTATACCCCTGTTTGGTTATCATTATCTGGTGCGGTAAGTATATGAATATCAAGTATCATTGCTCGTGGGATTTTAGTCAAATCCCCAGCGTTTTTATCCCCTACCGATGCGGCCAAAATTAACCAATCGTCGCCGTCATGTAGTAGCCAACCCACCGATTTCATCACCGACAATGGTGTTTGAATATAATCTTCAATGGTTAATAGATCATGCCACCCTGACATACTTTCACAGTCTTTCCAGGTCACTTGAGCAATTCGCAAAGGACTTTCTAATAAATTATCACTTGTCATTAACCGTACCCTTTAAATACCATATCGAGCATATGCCTGCCTGATTACACAATTCGCAAAAACAGTCGTAGCACAATACATTACCATGTTTAATCGATGGACGAATAATAGCCCACGCCCAGTCAGGTGCATCGAAATCATGGACATTCCGGCCACAGATTTTGCAGAATGCCGGTATGCACTTAAACCGTCGCAACAACAGTTTCCAATATAGGCGAATCATCTCATAGGCCCCCAGGGGTTACCCGCTTCCATGTCTAGGCAGGTACCACAACTTTCGGCGGCGGTTGGTATCCAGTCAATTCCCCTATCGTGATGACTGAGGAAGCACCGGCAGTTGCCCCGGCAGATCGTCGAGCCGTCACCAGGTATTCGTGGCAACGGTATCAAGTGGTCAAATTGCCGTCCCACCTGCTCAGCGGCCTGTTGATTCCATTGGTTCCAGTAAGATTGTTGACTAGCATTGCCGTACTGCCTGATACGATTGAGAGCTAATCCAGCGGTCAGTCCATCCACAATATCCCGGCTAAACCCTGACAGGAACGTCAATTGCCGGGTCAATGCGATAGAAACCGCTAATTGCGCGTCACCAGTTAAAAAGGCAAAACCCCCGGCGGCAAGAGCGGCTTGGGCTAGATGAGCGTCCTTGAGAGCTTGTGTATTTGCTTCTTCCCATTCATCAATCTGGATTTCTCCGGCATAGAGGTCTTCTGTCAGTTGGACTACTTCCTCTTCAGCCGCGTCTATCAGGCGATTGATTTCCGCTATGATCGTTGCTGGTGGCACCGGTTGCCCTGTCTGCGTGTTGATCCACTGGTTGACAGTTTCGTCAAACTCAACTTGAGGAAGTAGGTCTGCGGTCATTCGTTAGGTTCTATTATTTCTTGTAACAAATCAAGCGAATCGCGAATTTCATCTATGATAACTTGCGATGTTCGTGCCCCCATCATATCGTCCCAAAGCACATAGCCGCGCTCTACACCATGCCCACAACACACACTTTGCGCGCCAGGTATATGACCAATACACGCATCGTACCCCTCTTCTGTCGGCGGATTCCCGCATTGAGGGCATGGTCGCTTTTCATTTACTTCCTCACCAGTATCAATATATCGAAGTACGCCGCTAGTATATTCCGCCTTATGACCTCGATGAAATACTACCATTGACAATACTGTTACTGCCATGTGTTTGCCTCGATTTCTTTTGCCATTCCTGGCCCCACTTCAATATCGTAATGGCCGCATTTAGGACAAATACATGGTTCCATCCCAACTGGCGCAACCTCAATCCAAGAAAAGCCACATAGACATCGTGCTTCATACACCGCCCATTTGCCATTATAAGTAGCACCATTAGGATGGCCAACTACATATACACCATCGCTATCCAGTCTTCTTTCCAGTTTCACAATTCCAACGCTCCCAAAAACAAATCGCTGGCGTGCAAGTCGAACCAGTCGGCGGCGCTATCCAGGTCGTCTGGGTCTATGGCGGCCTGCTCCAAGAGTTCGTCGAGGGGCATAGGTTCTCCGAAGTCGGGCAAGGCAGAGGTAGCATCTTCACTCATGTTCTACCCACTTTCCATCTTCATACACGAACGTGCGTTTGCTGCCATCACGATCAACCAACGATAGGATATAGCCGTTGCGGGTTATGCACATGATAGCACCGTGTAAGTCATCCGCCTGTCGTAGATATTCAAGTACGGTATCGGTAGGGTATTCGCCTACCATTATCAACTGAGAACCTTGACGAATAGCGCTCCCTATGCGAGTACGATAATCATCGCTCATGATTCACGCTTCATCACTTCTCTATGGATAGCCGCCATAACATCTGTAATGTCTCTGGCTGTGTATTTTGGGTTGCCGCGCTGTCGTTCTAATAACGGTATCAAAAAGTCCATAATCTCACTCATCGAATAGCAATATATTTCTCCGTTTCTTGTTTTAAATTCAACTATGGTGTGACTATCAAACCTAATCAGATCACTCATGCAATCACTTCCTCACTCTCTTCCGTTCCCGTCTCCAGCGCGGCAGATGTCCCTGGTTCCTCTTCCTCAGTGACGGCTTGTGCCCGGCGATTGCGAGTAGCGGCCCGGTTATTGCGCACAGCTTGCCGTTGCGCCGGTCTCACGACATCCCGTATCTGCTCCGGCGTCCAACCTTGTGTTTCCAAATAGGCGGGTAAGGCAATCCCCGTCTTCTCAACGGCAATAGCCGCTGTTTCCCAAAACAGCTTGTTTTCTTCAGCCCGGTCTGCCTCAGTTTTGTCAAATACCGGACGCGGCCCAATGGTATGGTCTAAATCACCACGCTCAAAACTCTCTAGGCCAAAGCCCGCAAATACATCGTCTACGTCCCTATCCCCGGCAATAGCAACACACATTTGCTGTATATCTCGCACACCCCGGTCATAAGGAACGCGGCGTTGTTCTACTTTTACGACAGTAGGTTGGCGAGCAATCTGTAAAGCACGGCCTGATAAATCGCCAGTGGCAGCGACAATTTCAACGGTCAGTTCTGGATAATCACGTTCCAATTCTCGCAACAGATTGTTGATGTGTTCAGATACGCCCAGAATATCCAATGGCGCCACCAATGGAATCGCCTTAGCATTAGTATCAGGTGTCCATAGTCCCGGCAATTCTTCGCGCCCTGGTTCTGGTCTATCAGTAGAAGTCGCCGCTCCGCTTGTCGTGGGGGTTGTTGCTGGCTTTTTTGATCCAGTGAACAACCAGGGAACATCAACCGTTTTGCGTATTTGGTCGTCGAGCTTAGAAGTCAGGTCGTCAACTTCATGTACCTTGCTGCGAAACTTGTGTAGCTCCGACCATCCCCAGTCTATCCCTACATCGATATGGGATATGTGGACGAAGGGCACGAAACCATAATCCACTTCCCATTCGGCCTCTATGCCATTCCAGGGGTAGGGCGTCCCGTTTAGCGTTGTCAGAAAGTGGACTTGGCCATCGTCGGAGCGTGTTACAAATTCGTTATACTTAACCGCCGCCCGGTTGGGGTTGCGCGGATCTTCGCGCTCTTCCTCAAGCACATATGCCTTAACGTGCCCAAAATCATCTTTGGTAACCTCTTTAATCAGTCGGGGATGCACAACTTGGATGTAGACCTTTTGGCGTTCTACATCGTCAACTACACGCAAGCCTATATCCCCCATGCAGGAACCTAGCAGACTGGTCGTATCTTTCTTTTGTTGCCAATTTGACCATTGCCAGACTTGAGCTATGGCAGAGCGCAATGCTTCGTTTTCAGTGATAATAGGAAGGGCTGATGGCACAATCAACCCATCACCTGCCAACGGATCAAGAGCGCCACCTAGCAAGTGACCAACCCAAAAATCCACAATGCGCCCGGCGGGGTTATAGATATTGCGAATGTATTTGTAGAGGCCGTGAGCGGTCTTATAGCGTACAGCCCACGTATGCACATGACGATAGGCAGTGTTCTCGTAGAATGCCCACCAGATGGCATAACGCATTTTCCGCGCTTCATAATCGGAAAAATTGCTATCGTCAAAAATATCCATAACGATTTTGTTTTCACGAAAAGCGGTGACTGCGGCCACTATCCTACTCCATAAGGACATATCATCCCCGATAACCTAGCATGGGCGCTGGCAACTCAGGCTCTTCATTGCGTCTCTTTGACAAAGTGTAGAATATACAATCCTGACTCGCTGCCATGCCCAATAATGTATAACCATCATCCAATGCTTTACCAAGATTAAATAATGCTACATGTTCTTTTTCGCGTTCCAGCGTTCTATCTGAAGCAACACCGCGAAACCCTGAAATCCTGCATTTAATGACTTTGATTTCTGTGTTCATATCATCCCCGATACTCTCTGTAAGGGTTTTCGAACCATTCGGCGGTAAGTAATTCAGCGAACGGTGCATAGAGCGCCAGCAATACCGCGTCGGCGCTATCGGTAGAACGCCCTATCCTAGATCGTATGTCGTCTTTACTCTCCACCTTGATTAGTCCCCGGCTTGTGCGCGTATATTTAGGTGCTGTCAAATCACCGGTAAGTAAATCATCCGGTGGCAACGCAATAGGATTAGGATTACGTGGGTCAAGTAACTCTCGGCCATAACACCACCACAGCGCCGAACGTAGATTGATAAACCCCTGCTTCTCAGTTTCATCCATTAAGGTTGTCGCAGAGGCTACGTTTACCGGAATGGAATTGTACTTCAACTGTGCCAGACGGTCATGCACTCCGGCTCCTACTCCGATAACATCCACTGCAATCGGTGTGTCTCTATCGTATCCCAGTTGTTCTACAACCTGATCTACCGTTTCCATCGTATCTTGCTTAGTGGCGTAGAGTAGTGGTTGGATTACATGACCTATTAGATGAGCGATGCAGGTCTGGTCTTCACCTTTATAGGCCGGGTCTACCCCATAGGATTGCTTACCTACGCCCTTGCCGTCACAAGCGTACCAACGCTCATTAGCCGCTTCAACCCATGATAAGGGAATTAACGTCTCTTCGCTTTCATCGGCGAAGTTACCCTCGACACGGTTCTGGTAGACCCCGGACTTTTCACCCCATTGCACCTTGCGTTTATTTGCCCAATCACGGGATATACGCCCGGCGGCAATAGCCTCTTCCAGAGTAATATGGCGTGTCCACCAATCCTCATAACCAGGACGTTTGCGATGAATGTCGTAGAACCTGCCAGAAGTTAGGCCGGGCGTGCTGATCGCCAGGGCATAGGCTTGACTGCCGGTATCATCCCCGGCTGATGAGAACGCGCCCTCGGCTGCATCCCACGTTTTGTTGTTGATTGCTTTGGCTTCGTCAAACACATAGAGCAGCGTGTTCGCATGGGCGCCCTCAATAGAGGAAGGATCACTGCTTGCCAGTGCGAACGCTTCACGACCACCAGGCAGTTTAAACGTTTGGTCTAATAGTTCTTTACCCCGGCGAACGGATAACCCCAATTTGCGCCAGTCTGCTTTACTTGCCCACTTGTGGATTTCTGGCCAGAGGAACTTGGTCAGTTGCCGCCATACACTGGCAGTAGTTGGCACCTTCACATCGTCTGTGAATGCTGTCATACCCCACAGCACAACCCACGCTGCCAATGCGGTCTTCCCCGCGCCATGTGGGGAGCGAACGCCTACGCGCTTGTGGATCACTAGCGCTTGGAGAATCTCTTCCTGATAAGGCGCTATTGTCTCAACGCCCAGCACGTCCTGGGCAAAGGCGACAATCCCGTCGGGTGTGGTATAGTCAATAAAGTCTGGAGGGTCAAGCCCATCACGAAGCCCCGACAGTAATGAGTTTTCCAATACCGACGCTGATTCTTGCCAGGGTATCACGGTCATCAACCTGTTCCTTTATAATACTAACCACGGCAGCCATGAGTAGCATAGCTCGTTCGGATGTTATCATCTGTTGCATTTCCACAAGGCGTTTACGCTCACTCTCTACAAGCCTGCGGCGCTTTTCGATATTACTAGTTATTTCGCTCCATACGGCGTACTGCCGCACGCCCGCCTTGATAAGGTTATCTAGCTCAGTTAGGCATAAGGCCATGCGCGCACCGTCTTTAGCGCTGTAGGCCATTTGGAAATCCCGGTAAACAACACGTACTGCTTGCCAGATACGACCAGACTCGCCAGTATCTATTTGCTTGATGAGTTCAATTGTTCGCGTATCGATAAGGGCAATCTCGGAGCGAAGATTCAGAAGCTCCGCGTCGGTCTGGGCTTCCTCATACTTTCCGGCCAGTCGGGTAGGGAGATAAGAGCTATAGCGGCCATGCGTTGTATGTGGGGAATTGAGTCCACGCGGGGTCTTGCCTCCATGAACATGGCATACTTCATATCCATTCACCGGACTATTCCGACATCGCTTTCCAGTTGTTTTTGCTTTTGACTTACACCGTCCATGAGGTTTCCCATTATCCATGAGGTTTCCCATTATCCATGAGGTTTCCCATTATCCATGAGGTTTCCCATTATCCATGAGGTTTCCCATTATCCATGAGGTTATCCATATGGTTCTTCCACAATTTCGCGCCATTGCTCTTCATCCTTCACAAGTTCATTCAAAACCTGCGATAGATTATCAATCGCGCTACCATGTTTCTTCCGATATTCTTTCGCCAAACGAATAGCTTGTTTTTGCTTACGGCGCAAAGACGGTGTCAGTTTAGTTGGTCTAGGCATTGGTGTATTCTTTCCAAACCTTACGCACGGCATCCAAAACCAAATACCCTAACAAAGAATACACGAAAATTACCGGTATCGCGAAAAGGACAGGCGTGCCCAAATAGTAATCCTCAAGAAACGCCAGTGCTATATAGATAACACCGATAAGAATTATCAAACCACCGCCATCATCAAACAGGGTGGGCTTTACCTTAACCCGCCAGAACCATTTTGGAAATCCTAATATCTTCATATGGTAAGCCTCGGTGTTAGTCCCATGTCGGATAATCGTTGTAGAGTGATGGCCACATACTTCGGCTCAATCTCCATGCCTCGGCCTATGCGCCCAATCTGCTCACAGGCAACAATAGTCGTGCCAGAACCGAGGAACGGATCAAAAATGACGCCCATCGCCTTAGTCTTTTCAATCGTCCATGCGACTACTGCAACGGGTTTTTGTGTTGGGTGCAGATATTCACCGCGCTCGCTTTCTCGTGTTATCCCACCCCATTCGTGCCGAATTGCATATACGCCCCGGCCACAATTCGTCCACGCCAATTCACAATCAGATAAAAAAGTACCAAATCTATCATCGGGCTTTTTTAACCAAACGAAAACTCCGCCTGGTGGCAGCCTATCGCAAAAATGATTCATTCCCCATAAGACAATAATGGGATACCCTAAATATGGAACAGGGTTAAAAGGCACATCATCCCCTATCACATCTTCACGTTCTCTTCCTCGTGGGTGATTGCCAAATTTGCCACCAGAAAAACGGCTTGCGTCCGCATTCCAATTCATCCCATACGGCGGATCAGTCACTACCGCATCCGCCTTCTCCCCATCCATCAATCGCCCCACATCCTCTTCACACGTCGAGTCACCGCATAAAATCCTATGCGAGCCGTTTCCGGTTTTGCTTTCCACCTCCCACACCTGCCCCCGCTTCACCTGCCAAACTTCCTGCAATTCAGCGGCACGATCAACTTGCGCCCCTGGGTCTGGTGTTGGCTCTTGCCCCATTCCCAAATCACGCAAAAGTTCGTCAAGTGAATCCCCATCCCATCCAGTAGCCTCCATCAATGCCGTATCCGTAGCAGCTAAGTCTTGCAGCAATTCGGCTAACTGCTCATCATGCCATCCCCCGGCCATTGTGAGATTATTATCGGCCACGATGTATGCCTGTAATTGTTCTGGCGTATATTCGCTTCCCCGCACAACCGGCACAAGCCAGTTGCCGTTCTCCAGGGTAACCCCTAGCGGCATAGGCATCTGTTGCTGTTGCATAGAAGCCAGCGCCTTGACCCGGCCATGCCCGGCGGCCAGATAACCGGATCGTTCATCAATCATCACCGGCATTCTGTATTCTAGCTTGTCTATGGAAACGGAAATTGCCCCGACATCGTGGCTCTTCGGATTATCAGGATGAAACCGCTCAAGCAAATCGGAGAGCGGCATGTATTCAATGCGGATGGTCATTACTGTATCCATCCATATCGCCGTCTTCCATGTACATCCGAACCATCCGTTCCACATCTTCCCCCGCTTGCTTTTGGAATCGCGCTTCCACCAGATGAAATCCCCCCACCCCGATATGCGCCAATACCCGCTTCACTGTACCATGTTCATCAGCGCACATGTCTTCATAGGTGATTTCCAGGGGGGCGATACCGCGTGATTGAAAATAGTTGCGCCAGTTATCAGCCAAGAGTTGCAAGTAGCGGATTTTGTTGTCAATGCCTTGTCGGTTGTATTCTAGGGGAATATCCACCCGTTCTCCCCGGCACTGTGACCAGGTGCCCCCGGCCCAGACCCGTTGTAACGATACCGCTTGCCGGAGTTTGTCCTTCCGATCCAGGAACACCCATTGCAGAGGTTCCATCAACCTGGCATGGGCGTTCAAATAGGCCGCCGGATGAAGGTTAATTTTAGCGATATGATGCCAAAAGATTTTAACGGCCAAGACACCGTTGGCACTAGCTCGCCACATATGGGCAAACCAATCATGGTCGTAGCGCTCCAGGTATTCACGGGGCGTTCCGGCGTTGCAACTGCGCAACCAATGGCAGAGCCAATTACTGCCGGTACGGGGGGATGCAGCTATAATGTAGTTAGACATTCAATATATGCCGCATACCTAAAGCTATGATAGCAATAACCAGGCCATAGAAAACAGACTGGCTGATGCGGGGATGGTCAATACACCACACGACACCTCGATTTAAGACCACAACAACTCTAATCGTAGGTTGCCAATAATTCGCCCTAGACAAAAATCTGTTTATCATAATTTTCAATCTATCCCTTCTTCCTACGATTACACAACCGGATCAATTGTTCGCTACTGACACGAGTATCATGAGCCATATGTACCAACATGCCCACACCTTCGCCTATAGCTGCCAACGCTATCGCCTGGAACGTCCCAGTGATGAATATCACTGCACCCAAAATAGGTGAATCTAGGGCTATCAAATAGGACAACACCACCACACCGACAAAAGCGAACCCGGCCAGTGATTTACAGGCCAGACTGAATACGGATAAAATAGGATAGGCTCTTAACATATGTCACCCACAAACGAAAAAACCCGCCGGTATACGGTGGGCCTTTCCGATCTGAAAGGAGAAACTACGAATGAAACGTCTTCTTGCCGTAGGCACGCACCAATGCCTATGGGTAGCATAACAAACATAATAATGAAAGTCAAGAAAGTGGGCGCAAATTCAGACGCTTATCCTTTCTCTCCCCACCCAGCACAGTCCATAATCAATTCCATTGCATCGCCTTGGGTTAAATGGGCATCGATAACACATATTGATGTAGTACCATCCTCTAGCAAAACAATTCTCAGCACAGCATAATAGAGTACATCGTTTACCATATACCGGAATAATTTAAATTGAGGGTCACTCATCCTTTATCCCTTCGCCTATACCCTCTAGGCTTCGCCCCGATCCGTTCCTCATAATGCACCCTGCCCCGTCCATTTTTGCACCATTTGCACTGTGAATGCAATCCTTGTTTGCCATCCTGGTTACGGGAAAAGAATGCTGAGGTAGGGGGGAACCATTCACCGCAAGCACCACAGAATTTCAAGGTCTCTTGAAGAAGCTGTCCATCGCTATCATGCGATGTGCGCTTTTTCATCCACCGGGGCGCGAAATATCGACTCTCTTCGAGGATGCAACCAGGAATATATTTTTTAATCATAAGGAAGACGGCGGCCCACTCGGTGAGACGCAGCTTATAGGGGATCATCTCTTCTTTCATGCCCACAGTATACCACAGAATTATTGGGGCTTTACAAATCGATCTATCTGTGAGACAATGTAGTCATATCCGGGAGGCCATATGAAACCACCAAATCATGCTAAAATAATCGGCGTCTATAGGGGATACGATTTCCCTGATTATGCCATCGCGCCAGATAGCACAATCTACAGCCGTCGACAAAATCGTTATGACTGGGACTCGATAACTCCCTATTTCCCCTCCCCAGGACACAAACAGGTCTATGTGCGGCTCTATCATAACGATGGTCATATCACAGTAAGGGTTCAGCGCCTATTAGCCTTTGTTAATATGAGAACCCCATGAGAGGGTGTCCAAAACCTATTGACATTCTATTGGTTCTGTGAGACAATGTAGATAGAGAAAAACACATAGGAGTAAGCCGAATGACCAACCAAGCCCCAAATACCCAAGAAACAGAAAAACAAGACGAAGCCGCGCGAATCAGAGCAGAGATGATGGAAGCACGCGCCGCCGATAATCTAGGACTTGCGAATGAGTTGGCACGCCAACTACGAGTACTAGAGGGCAATTACGATGAGTGGAAGCGCGCCAAATTACGCAAAGCGCGAATTGCTAAACGAAAGATAGAAGAGGAAAAAGCTAAAGAGCGGAAAGCTGAAGAACAACGGATGATCGAAGCCGGATACGTCCAGGTTACCACAGCCGAATATGAGAAAGAGTGGGATGGTGAAGGCGGCGAAATGATTACTCGCACAGAATGGATGAAAAAGGACAACGAGGAAAATAACATCTATCAGAAGGCCGGGGCCGATGCCTACACAATCGAGCGCCTAACAGTTGTCAATGGCATAGTCACCGAAGCACAGTTACATGCCCTATTTACAGAGATTGAGGGTAACGACAGTTTACCCCACTACATCGGGCTAACCGTCGCCGAGATCGAAGCACTCGGCTTTACTACCGGCTATGATCCCGACATCATTCGCATGTGCAACCAATATCAAACCGGCTCAACTTATCATGGTCTAGGAGTCGGGCATGGCAACGCAAATGTACCAGCGCAAGTTATCAAGGTCGATACAGGACGCAAGGTTTAACCACCACCAACCCTGAGCGAAGAGCGTCCCCGGCGTCGCGCCGGGGCAGGGTCTTGAGCGAACGCACATAACAATAGAGCGAATGAAATGACAGAAAAAACCTTCACCATAAACGGCACCGAAATTATTTTATCTGGTTATCAAGCCGATGGAATTATTTTCATGGATGCTGCGCACAAAACGCAAGAAGAACTCATCATAATCCAGGCGGCACTTGAACAACTCGGTTGCACCGTAAAGTTACAACCGGTGATGGGATCAGATGGACAACCCATGTGCTGGAACTTAAACGCGGAACAACTAATCAGCTAATCATAACACCCTGGCCAGAGCACACCCCGGTGCAACTCCGGGGCAGGATCTTGAGCAGCAATGTGGCCGCGTAGGATAGGAGAAAACAGAATGACAATAGCATCATATCCAAGACCAGGAAAGCTCAGTCCTAGTGGCGAAGAGGTGGGTCCTTGTCTTAACGAAAACTGTGGACATGATTATTGTGAGTATATCCGCACACAGACAGCAATGCGCTGCAATCATTGCACAGAAGCACTTGGCTATGAGATCAACTTCTACAACATTGAGGGACATTTTGTCCATGCGGCCTGTTTTGAGGAATGGGCAGATTGCAGGGTTTAATCCCCCTACCCTGAGCGAAGAGCGCTCCCGGTATCGCGCCGGGGCAGGGTCTTGATCGAACGAATACACAGCATAATGGAGCAAACCGAATGAACAAACCACTGAGCAAATACCAACGCAAGAACATGACCCAGGAAGAGATCAAAGAGTATGAGTCTGAATATGATGAGGATGGCTATAAACTCATCGACACCGAAGACTATTGCGGTTATGTCATCGAAACATGGGAACACCCCACCGACTCTGATCCCTATAAAGTCTGGAATGATTTTGATGATCGTACTGATTGGGTCGATACGCTTGAGGAAGTAGCCCGATCTATTGAAATCACTAAAGGCGACATCGATGATGAAATCGCGTACTATGATGAAGAAGAAGAAACCGAATGAGTCAAGACAAACAAGCTGATGCAATCCTAACCGTACTGATCGGCAAACCTAAGCCGTTCCAGGTTACGTTAGGACAATTAAAGGATACCCTGGAGCGCCTGCATTACAGCGCGTTCTGGTTGTACCCTCCATTATCAGCTTACCAATTTCGCCCCGACGGG